AGGGCCCCGTGTCCCGGGATCTCCGCCACGAAAAACCGCTGTCCGCCCCGGAGGGCCCTGGCCCCGGGGATCAGGGCCACGGTCATGCCGTCGTGGAGCTCTCCGCCGGCGTCCAGCCGGTCCAGCATCCCCTCCGTCAGCATGGCCTGACCCTCCAGGGTGGAGATGATCAGCTCCCCAACCGTCCAGGCCTCGTCGGCCTCGCTCCACTTGGGGCTGATGACGTGCCCCACGAGGTAGCCGGTCTCGATCCCCCCGGTCTTCCCCTGGGCCTTGATGCGCATTGCCAGCTCATGCTCCCAGCTCACGCCGTCACCTCCCAGGCGCCCAGGACCTTCTTGGCGATGTAATCGCCCAGCTCCTCCGCATAGGCTCTGTTGCCGATGACGTTGCCCTGGATGGTGAGATTGACGGTGACATTCCTCCCGCCCCCGCTCTGGGCGGCGGCCATGGACACGTCATGGGGGATGATCTGCGTCCCCGAGGGCAGGTTGATGATCTCGCCTCTCCGTCCCTCGTTGACGTAGGTGGGCCCGCCCTTCCAGTAGGGCGTCCCCGTGGCTTTGCCGCCGAGGCTGGAGAAGCTGCCGGGGTTGTCGCCCCAGCTGGAGCCGCCCCCGAAGCCCAGATTCGTCAGCCCCGTCTTGACGGTGTCGATAAAGCCCTTGATCTTCTCCAGGGCCTGCCGGATGGCGTCCAGGATGGGCATGGCGACGCTCTTGATCTTGTTGAACACCGTCGTCACCTTGTCCCGCACGGCGTTAAACACCGTGACAAATTTGTCCTTGAGGGCCACCAGCTTCGGCTTGATCACATCCCAGTGCTTATACAGCAGCACCCCGGCGGCGATGACCGCCCCGATTATCAGCAGAACGGGATTAAATCCGGTGATTTTCAGCTTTTCGAGCATTTTATGCACACCGCTGGCGGCTTCTTTGATGTCCTTGAACGCGGTACGCAACTGGTGGACCTTGTTGGCTACATCCGCCACGACAGACACGGCCGAGATGGCCCCCACGACCCCCAGCACCGCCGGAATCAGCGTCCTGGCGTGCTGGACGGCGAAGCCCAGAACCGGCCTGATGTACCCCCAGGCCGTGGCCACCCCGTCCCGGATGCCCAGGACGGCGGCCTTGATCTGCTCTGAGTGGGATTTGACCCATCCAACAGCCTGCCACACGTATCCGGACACTTTGGTGGTAACGGCCAACGCGACCTCTTGGATCTTCGGGATGTAATCTATCAATTCACTGGCTATGGCGGCTTTGAGGCCGAGGATGTGCTTGCCCACCTCTTCCTTCATGTCGCCCCAGGCGTTCTGAAACTGCTGGATTTTGCCCTGGGAGGTGTCCGCCAGGGCGGCGTTGACGCCTCCCACGTTGTCCTGGAGGATCTCCGCCAGCACCGCCGCCCTCTGGGTGGCGTCGCCCGTCTGGAGCATCTTCTTCTGGTTGTCGGTCATGATGATGCCCACCCGGGTTAGAGCCCCGGCGTTGCCGTTCATGGCCTTGCCGATGAGGTTGGCGATGGAGACGGCGTCCTCCTGGGAGGCGTTGAGGCCCTTCTGCTGGGCCAGCAGGTCCGTCATGCCCGTGGACAGGGTGGCGATCTGGTCGGCGGACAGCTGGAAGGTGGCCAGCTGCTGCATACCGGCCAGGGTCACCTCATCCCCGATGACGCCCACCCGCTGGATATCCGAGGCCACGCTCATCAGCTGGGACTTGGCGTTGGCAATGGCCTCATTGCCTCCGGCGGCGATGCTCTTGACGTTGCCCAGGACGGCCTCCAGCTTGGTCTCGGCGTCGATCTGGGCCCTGGCCAGCTCCTCCGACTGGGAGGCGAAAGCCTTCAGGGCCCCCACGGAGAGGACCCCGGTGATTCCGGTCAGCGCCGCGCCGAATTTGGCCACGTGCTTCACGCCGCCCAGAAATCCGTTGCGGACGTTCCGGCTAAACCCGATGACGCTCTGGGAGACCTTCCGCATGGCCTTTTCCTGGTCCCGGGTGATGACCCCGGCCTCCCGCATCGGGCGGGTGAATTGGTCCTGCAGCTTCAGCAGGATGTTGACGTTCTTATTGGCCACCCATCATCGCCTCCCATGCTTTGGCCTTCCGTTCCTCCTCCAGCTCCCACGCAATGCCGAAAAACATCCGCTCAGCGGGGGAGAGGGAGAGCAGTTCCTCCAGGCTGTGGCCCCGATTCAGGTAATGGGCGATGAGGGATAGCTCCTCATCGCCCGCGATCAGTTTTTTACCTCGTCCCTGGCCTCTCCGCCGTCGCCGTACAGGGCGCCGATGGCGTTGATGACCGCCACCATGTCCCCCACGTCCTCCCGGAAGACCAGGGGCACGATGTCCGTGGGCGCGCCCTTGATGCCGTAGGCCTCCTGCAGCTCCTGGCTGTGGAGGACGGGGCAGAAGGCGTAGATGAGGTCATAGATGGCCTGCAGGATCTCCCCGCCGCCCCTGGCCGAGGCGTAGGCGGAGGAGAGGTCCTGATACTCCACCAGGGGAAGCCGCCTGACCTCGATGGTCCCGTCCATGCCGGGCACATAGGCCTCCGCCGTCTGCTTCAGGGGCTTCTCCTTCCGGGCGATGAGCTCGGCCAGGCTCAGCTTGCGCTTGTCCATGCTCAGCCCTCCTCGATCATCTCGATAAACTCGTAGTCGGCAAACTTAAAGGGCACGGACTCAGACAGCACGGCCCCGTTCTCCCAGCTGCCCAGGTCAAACTCGTCGAAAATGACCCCGTACAGCACGCACCGCTGGGACCCGCTGACGTCGGGGTCGGTGACCACCACGTCCAGCTTGATCTCCGGCAGCTGGCCGGACTTGGCCCCCTCGGCGTAGAGCCGGGCGATGCGGGAGTTGACCTTGTGGATCTCCAGGGTGCCGGAGCCGGACCAGCCCATATAGCGGTACTCCTTGGCCAGCTGGCCGTTGATGTCCAGCTCCTCGGTGTTGACGGTGGCCTTGGCTTCCAGCTTCTTGGCCTCCGCCAGCTTTTCATTGTTCAGCCAGACGCTGCAGAAGGAGCCCCGGATGATCCTGTTGTTGATGTTGCTTCTCGCCATGTCTCACACCTCCTCAGCCCAGATAGACGGTCATGCGCAGGTCTTCCATGGCGTCCTGGATGCGCATGGTGGCGGTCACGAAGACATAGCTCTTGTAGGTCTTCTTCCGTACATACCCGTCGTCCCGGTCTGCCATGGACCGCCCCTCGGCCTCCCAGGCCGTCCGCATGGCGTCCACGTCGATATCCACGCTGGAGTAGCCGTCCTCCAGGATGCCCTCGGCCTCCAGCTGCCGCAGGTAGCCCAGCACGTCCCCCACAAAGAGGGCCTGATGGTCGGCGGAGTTCCGGCACTTGGACTGGTAGTAGGCCTTGAAGGTCCGGATGATATCCTCCTGGATCAGATCCATCGCCTCCACCACGGCGATCTTCTTCATGTCCTCCGTCAGGTCTCCGGAGACCGTCTGCAGGGTGGTGACGCCCCGGGCGATGCGGATCACGTCGTCGTCCAGATACAGCGCCATCTGCCCCTGGTCCACGGCGTCCCCGGGGTCCACGGTGCTGCTGGAGACCACGTAGTCCCCCACGGCGCTCAGATCGTCCAGCTGGTAGTTGGTGACGCTCCGGTCCATGGGGCAGGCCGCCAGAATGCCGCCGATCCTGGGCAGGTACTCCACCATGGGCGTGGTGGCGGAGGCCCCCGCCAGGGTGACGGTGGGGTTGCACAGGCTCACCACATGGATGTCGTCGGCGGCCTGCTGGTACACCAGGGCCTTGGCCTTCCGCACCCGCTGGGGCGTGTCGATCTCCTTGACGTAGTCCGCCAGGTCCTTCTGCATATTGGTGTAGGGGGCCGTGATCCAGTTAAAGGCCACCCCCTTGAGCAGGGGCGCGGCGTCGGCCACGGTGCCGGCGGAGCCCAGCCGCACCACGGTGACCCTGGTGGGCCCGGCGGTAAAGGCCCGGGCCAGAATCTTATAGTTGGCCTCGGAGAAATCGGAGGCCTTGACCTCCTCCAGCCACTTGTAATGCTTGACGGTCCAGGTCACCCCGCTTGTGGTGTCCCGCAGGAGGATGCACAGATACCCTCCCGCAGACCGGCGGGAAGCCGTCTCCGCCAGCTGCTTAAATGTCACAGTGATCTCAGGCAGTCCCAAGCAAATCACTCCTTTCAGTCGTCGGGCTCCACAGCCCGCTCTTTGTTGATGTCCAGCGTATCCATAAGGTTCCTGTTCTCGGCCTCCGAGACCGGCACATCCTGCCAGCACTCGGCGGAGAAGTCGCAGACCAGGATCATCTCCTCCCGGATGGGCTGGATCTCCACCTCCTCCGGCTGCAGGTGGAAGCGCTCGTCCACATCCACCGGTTCGATGAGGCGGGCGGCCAGCTTCTCCTGGGCCTTCAGCAGGTCCAGATACCCCCGGTCGTGGTAGGGGGCGAAGTAGGTGATGGTGATGTGGTAGGTGTCGTGCCGGAGCCCGCCGTCCCGCTCGGTGCTGGTCTCGGCTTGGACATAGCTGCAGGGCCGGTCCGGGACCTCCACCAGGTCCTTGGTGGTGGGCGGGGCCCCGAACAGCTCCTCCAGAGCCCCGGAGCAGGCCCGGATCACGTCAACGATGCCGATCATAGCTCCAGTCCCTCCTTCATGAGCTCGTCCAGGAAGTTTTCCGCGTCCTCGGGGAACGCCTCCTTCATCCGCTTGGTGGTGGCAGCGGCGAAGTACCGTCCCTCGATCCGACGGACCGCGCCGTCCCGTCCGATGAACAGGGGGCCTGCGGTCTTTCGGCCCGGCACCATGACGATGGGCGTGCCCACGGGGATGGCGCCTTTGCCGCCTCTGGTCTTCACGTTGCTGTGCCCGTGCTCTACAAGGTAGGCGTGCTTTGCCGTGTTGTAGACGCGGACCTGCCAGTCTCCGTCGTATTTGTAAACCTTGCCCTTGTCCACGCCACGGCTCAGGGAGGTTTTCTTTTCCTCCTTGGTGGTGCGCTTCCGGTGGCCCTTCACCCGGCTCCTGATCTCGGACCGCATGACTTTCTTTCCCTTGTTGGCCTGGTCCGCGAGGAACTTCTTGGCCCGCTGGGGGTAAAGCTTTTCCGCTGTCCGTAGGAACTCCCGGCTCAGCTCGCTGAGCTCATGGGTGTCAAACCCGGCCTCAACCATGGAACCTCACCTCACAGAACAGCTCCAAACTGATGTGCTTCAGATACGGGTCCAGAATGTACAGGATGTCGTACTTCTCGCCGTCCACCTCCACCCACATATCCGGCGTGATATCCTTCCGGTACCGCATCACGATCTTGTGGGTGGTCCTGGCAAGGACGGTCTCCCCCGGTCTCCCGGTGAGCAGGGATCCGGTCTGCGGCACCACCTGGCACCACACAGCAGCGACGGTCTTTTCCTCCGCCGGATACTGCCCGGTCTCGTCCTTTTCCTCCCCGGTCCCCATGACCTTGATGACGCCCTTGCTGGTCAGCTTGGAGGACAGCCGGTCGAAATAGGCGATCACGGCTCCTCACCTCCGGGATCCTCGGCAGAGCCGTCCTCCGTGCCCGATTCGGGCACCGAAGGCAGGAGATTGGTGGAGTACATGTCCAAAATCTGCATGACGGTGGGGTTCTGGGTGCTGTACTGCTGGGTCATCTGGCGATTTTCCAACATCTCAGCCCCCACCGCCAAAACTGCATAGCAGATGGAATCCGGCTGTTCCTGGGTCATGTCCAGTCCGGCGTAGCTCCCGCAGTAGGAGACCGCCAGATCCAGAATCATGGCGATCTCCTGCCGTTCCTCCTGCGGAAGACCCTCAAAGTCCGCCGGATCGAAGCACATGTGGCTGAAATGAGCCAGCTGGTAAGCTGTCAGCTCCGACGGTACTCTCATATCAGGACGCCTTCATGGTCAGCACGGCCAGCTTCTGAGCGTCGGTGACCTTGGAGTCGAACTCGAACCAGCTCACCACACCCAGGACGTGCTGAGCGGCGTAGAGCTCCCGCAGGACCTCGATGCCGATGTTCTCCCGGAAGTTGACGGACAGGCCGGAATAGTCGCCGTACAGGATGGCCTTCTTGCCGGCGCCCATGTCGGGCATGTTGTCGGAGAGGTAGACGGGCTTGCCCAGCAGACGGTAGGGGAAGTCCTGGGAGAAGTCGTCCTGGAGCAGGTAGTGCAGGTCCTGGCCCTTCAGCTTCTTGATGGCGGTGAAGGTGGCGGGGCTCATGGTCCAGCAGGCGTTGGCCTGATAGGCCTGCTTGACGCATGCCTGCAGCTCGATGAGCTCGTCGGCGGTGACGGCATTGGTGGCTGCGGCAGTCACGCCGTTGGAGACGTTCAGCGCGCCCTGGGGCTGGCTGGATCCGGTGCCGGTCAGGAGCATGCCCTCGATGAAGATGGCGATCTCCTCGGCCATCTGGCTGACGATGAAGTCCACCACGCTGAACTGAGCGTTGTTCTCCACGCTCTTGCCGATCTTGCACAGGGCCCCGGCCAGGTAGCCGCCCAGGTCCACGCTGGTGAACTTGCCGGCGTCGGCGACCAGGTCGGTGAACTCGGTGGCCAGAGCGACGTGGATATTATGGGTGGTATTGGCGTTGCCCCAGACGGGAACCTTCAGGGTACCCTTCACGGAGTACATGGTGGCGCCGGCCAGGATGGGGCAGCGGTCCTTGATCTCCTTGATGATCTTGTTGGCGATGGTCACGGGGATCACGGCGGCGTTGTTGGCCATGGTCACGTTCTGCTCGCCGGACCGGAGCTCCTCAGCCTTGCCCAGGACATAGTTGACGAAGGCCAGCTCCTCGGCGGCCTCCCGGGAGCGCTCCTCGCTGCCCACAGGCTCCATGGACTGCAGCTGCAGGGCCCGCTTCTCTCTCTCGATGGTGGCGTCGATGTCCTTGATGTCCTGCTCCAGCTTGTCGAACTGGTCGGACTCCTCCTTGCTCATGGCCCGGGTCTCGGTGTCGGCGGTGTCGATGAGAGCCTGCATCTGGTTCTGCAGGTCGGCCCTCTGCTCCAGCAGTGCTTTCAGGTTCTTCAAGTCAATCATCCTTTCTGTTCAGCGCGTCCAGGCGCTTATGGTATGCGGAATTGTCAAATTCCTGGGTTTCTTCGGGTGCCGCGGCGCTCCGGTCCTCCACGGTCACAGGGTCCTCGATCCCGTGCCGCAGCTCGTCGTACCGTTCGCCGCCGTCCTCCGCTCTCACCTCCACGGAGGTGGCGGAATAGACCGGGGTCTGGCCCACGATCAGGGACACGTGGTCCAGGTCCATGCCCCGGATGTGCCGCAGGGGGAGCTCCCCTTCGCCCCGCTGCTCCAGCTCGTCCCGGACGTTGTACATCCCGAAGGACCAGCCCCTGATCTTGCCCTCTCTGGCCAGTCCGATCAGGACAGGGTCCCGGATGAGCACGTCCGCGTGGAGGCCGATGGCGTCCTCCTTCAGCGTCAGGGTGCCGTCTCGGGTATGGGCGTAAACGCTGCCCTTGTCGTGGTCTACGTTCAGGCTGATGTCGCCGTCCCGCTCGATGGCCTCGGCAAAGGCCCGGGGCTCGATGATCTCCACCACCTTGCCGTGGGGTGTGATCACCGGCCGGGATTTCTTCTCCGTGGCGTTGACGTAGCCCGTGATCCGGGCCTCGGTCTCGGATCTGATCTCAATCCTCATTTCCTTCCTCACCTCCTTCCGCCGGCATCGGGCTGCCGGTCAAGGCAGCGGTCTGGTTGGTGTTTGGTGTGTACACGGTCTTGGTCTTCGGGTCGTAGAGCACGTCCTGCAGTCCAAGCCGGATCCACGTGAGGCCGAGGGGTTTCATATCTTCGGCATACCTGACCTCGTCCACCTGCATGAAGTTGCCGTCGAGAGCCAGCTTGTAGGCCTCGTAGCGCTCCTTCAGGGAGCCCTTCAGCAGCTCCTTGGTGTCAAAGGCCCAGTAGTGGTCCTTCTTCTCGTCCTCCCGGAGGAGGTCCCGGTTCAGGGCGGACTGGATCACCGCCATGAGAGGGATGGCCGCCAGCTTGGCCATGGAGCTCACCGCCGCCTCGTCTCCCTCCCCGGACAGAACGGAGAGAGGCACGTGGAAGATCCGCGCCAGGTCCTCGGCGTTGGCCAGCTTGTTCTCCCTCAGCTGCATCTCCACGCTGGTGGCGCTGGCCTCCTTGAAGTCCAGGCCGTTGTTCAGGACCACGGTGTTCTCCGAATTATTGGAGTAGAGGTTCTGGAAGCTGGCCTTCAGGGCGTCCAGCTGCTCCTGGACGATCTTCTTCTCGCTCTTGAGGAAGCCCTTCTTCGCCCCGCCCCGCTTCAGCAGGGCCCGCTCGAAGAGCAGGGTCTCATAGGCGACCTCGATCATCTCCTTCAGGTCCTCCGTGATGGGGACCCCGGTCATGCCGTCCCTGGTGTTCCGCAGGATCCGAAGGAACCGGAAGGGGTAGTACCGGGTGCCCTGGACCAGGACGTAATAGCTCTTGAAGATGGGGTCCGTGCCCTTCTGGATGCTGACCTGGTCCTCCTGCACGTAGTAAAGGCCGGTATAGTTCGGGAGGATGTAGGCGTATCCGCCCTTGCCCAGGTAATAGTCCCGGACCATGGCCCGCCAGAACTCGTTGGGGGTCAGGGTGTCCCCGGTGTCGTCGTTGAGGAGCCGGACCCGCGGGTCGCCGGGGATCTCCTCCGTCTCCCCGTCGTGCTCCCGGTACAGCTTCACCGGCGTGGCGGCGATCACCGCCCCGATCATGTCGATGGCGGCGGAGATGGTGGGAATGGCCAGGGCCATCTCCCTGGAGGCCTCCCCGATGCCCAGCAGAGCCTTGAGCAGGGAGCTCTCGATCTCCACCTCACCGTCGGCCCTTGTCTCTGTCCGGCCCAGCAGCCGGTCTAAAAATCCCATAGCATAAGTCTCCTATCGGTTTCAGCTCTGTCCCGGACGCCGGAGGGAAAGAGGTGTAGCTCATGGTTCAAAGCCAGCCTCCGGAGCCCGGGAAAAAGAGAGAGAAAGAGAAATTCCCAGCCCATAGAGGGCTGCCGGGTGGGTGAATCGCGCAAAGCCCCGCCCGGGACAGAGCTGAACGTGTCAGTTCAAATCACCTGAATGGCCCAGTCCATGGTCTCCTCGAACATGGTGTTTTGCTGGAGCATGTACATGGCGTTGATCAGGGCCACCACCATGTCCACCTTCCCGCTGGACTTCTTCTTGTTGACGTATCGGTTCAGGTTGGTGTCAAAGGTGCATTTTGCGTTCTCGAAGTTGATCTCCAGCAGCTCGTTCTTCTCATATCGGAACTTGCCGTTGGTCACCAGCTCCAGCAGCCACTTGGTAGCCGGGTGGAGCACCGAGGAGTGCTGCCGGACCTCGCAGACGGGGTAGCCGTCGCCGTCCCCGTGCCTGCCGTTCTCCCACTTCTGGGCGCTGGAGAGGGCGTTGTACCGGTCAAAGCCGATGCCCAGGACGGTGACGCCGTATTTCTCCTCCAGGTCGAAGACCCAGTCTTCCACGACGCCATAGTCGATGGTCCGGTCTCCGCAGGGGATGCAGTCCCCCGCCCGGATGGCGGCCCGGTAGTCGGTCTTCTCCGCCCGAATCTTTTCCTCCATCCGCCCTTCCGGGATGAAGGCCACCACCTTGGCCAGGACGGTCTCCGTCTCCTCGTCCCAGCTGACCATGCCTACCGCCGTGTTGTCGTTGGTCATGGACAGGTCAACGCCCACGTAGACCTCCCGGCCAGTCCAGTCGATGGGTTCCGGGCTCCTGCAGGCGATAACGTCGGAGACCGGAATGAAGGTCTCTGTGCCCTGGCCCTGGTAGATGATGTTGCAGTGTTTGCAGAGAAAGTTCTCCCGCCTGCCTTCCACCTCGATGGCCTGCTGACGCTTCTGCAGCAGGTCTTCCCAGATTTCCGGGACCTCCAGCGCCAGGGGATTGCCATGCATCAGGATCAGGTCGTCGTCCATCCACCGGGTGGGGTCGTCCGGCTCGTAGAGCAGGGCGAACACGGTCTCATCCTCCACCACGTCGTCCAGGACCTTCTTGGCGTAGGCGACTTCATCCTCAAACGGATTTTTCATTCTGGGGTACTTCGTGGAAATCACGCACCCCAGCTTGTTGAGGATCGTCAGCTGACCGGACCGCATGGCCTCCAGCGCGTAGGGATTGGGGAGGGCGCCCACCTCATCCGCCAGGAACACCGACGGCAGCTTGCCGTCCAGATGCCCGTTGGAGTAGGCCAGGGGATAGTAGCTGGTCTCCGTCATGGAGCAGGTGATGCTGTCCCGGAGGATCCGGAACTTCTCCCGCCCGTGGTACTTCCCAATGAGAGCCGGGGAGGACTTGATGATCTCCTCGATGGCGGTCTTGACCTCCCTGGACAGGGACCCGTCCGGGGCCACGCTGTAGAATTTCGAGAACTTCGGCTCCAGCAGGAACAGCAGGATGAACACCACAGCCACCAGGAAGGTCTTGCCGTTCTTCCGGCAGATCTCCAGGATGGCGGTCTGATACCGCCGCCTCTCCCGGTTCTCCCGCCAGACGATGCACAGCACCGCCACGATAAACAGCCACTGGAAGCCCGCCAGGGCCTCCTTCACCGGCGTCCGGGCCTTCAGGCCCTTGGCCATGACCATGAGGCCCAACAGGCGCTCCACCTTCTGCAGCCGCTCCGTGTCCAGCACATACCGCTCGGACTTGCCCCGGGCGATGAAAACGAACTCGGAGCACTGGAGGATGACATACTTCGGCGCTCTGATCTTCCCGGCCAGCACGCCCTTGGCGTACACATAGGCCGGATGGTCCTTTGCGATCATGTCTCCTCCGCCTCCCCCTCCGTCTCCTCCGCCGGCGGCTCATAAAAGCTCCGCTGGAGGCTCACGGTCATCCTGTGGGGCGTCCCGTAGCGATGCCGGACTGAGGTGATCCAGAAGTAGCTCTGCACCTCCGCCAGATCCAGCCGCACCAGCGCCCCGGCCACGGCCCGGTCCGAGCCGTAGCAGTCCAGGGAGAAGCTCTCCGCCAGCACCATCCGGGAGGCTGTGGGCGCGGAGACCGAGGTCCCCGCGGCGTCCGTCTCCGAGGGCCGCTTAATGACCCAGTAAAACTTGACCTGAGACTTAAACACGGCCCAGCTGCCGGCGGTCCGCTCAGTCCTGGTGCTGGCCGGGTCATTGACGTAGACCGTGTTGCCCTGGACCTTCCACGCCAGGACGTAATGCCCGCCCTTCGTCCAGGTCCCCGGCCCCAGGCAGGCGATGACCAGATCGCCCTGGCTCAGAGCGTCCATCACCTGCTGGTGGAGGGGACTGGCGGCATTGCCGTAGATGCTCCCGGTGTTGAGCTGGCTGCAGCTCAGGCCGTACCGCTTGGCAGCGGCGGCAAAGTAGCCGTAATACGTCCCGGATCCGGGGCACTTGAACCCGTTGGCCAGGGCCCAGGCGCACTCCGTCTCCGGGGTGACGCCGCTGTCGCACCAGGTGGCAAGCACCATGCTCATGGCCGTGGGCCCGCAGCCGGAGCCGCCGATGGTGGTCTTCTCCCCCTTGGCGGAGTAGTCCTTGGCCTTCCACCGGGGATCCGTCTGGAGGTAGCTCACCGGCTGGGCCGTCCCCGTCCCGCCGTCCGGCTGGGCGGCGGTGCCGTCCGCAGACGCGGTCCCGGCGGCAGAGGGGAGCTGCTGCTCCTCAAAGCTCCAGCTCAGCTGGGGCTCCGCCGCCTCCGTAAAGACGTCAAAGTCGGACAGGTTCGCCTCCTGCTTGCACAGCAGCTGAATCGGATTGTTTCCGAAGCTCCTCACCGTCAGGGTGGTGCCCACCATCCGGACAAAGTACCGGACCCCGTTCTCCTGCTGGATGGTGTCCAGGATGGTCTTGACGATCTCCGCCGGGCTCTGCTGATACAGGCCGTAGACCGAGGACACCAGCTCCGGGCACAGGATGCTCTGGATGCCGACCTTGTTGGCCAGCTGGGAGAGGGCGTCCTTCGCCGGGACGTTGTTAAACTGGATGACGGTCTGACCCTGGGTCAGGGCCCGGCCCCCGTCCAGGCACCGGCACCGGAGGGCGGATTGGTACGACCCCTCCACGCTCTGGACCTGGCCCACAAAGACCACCTCGCCGGTGGCGATGTTGGTCAGGGCCATGAAATCCCCCGGCACCAGGATCAGCGGCGGCATATACCGGTCCGCCCCGCCCTGCCGGACGGCCACGCTGAGCTCCAGGCTCAGGCTGTCGGCGTCATCCGTCATCTCCGGGGCCTCGCACCGGTCGGTGATGTCCCGGATCTCGCCGGTCTCCAGGCTCTGCCAGGTGATCTTATAGCGGTCCGGCTTCTTCCCCAGCCAGTCACTTTCGTACCTGGTATAGACCTTCTCCGTCTGGGGGATATGGACCACCGCCGCCGCCTGATCACTGGCATCCGTAGAGGCCACCAGCCCGCCGCCGGTCTCCCCGGTGTAGCTGTCGCCCCCGCCTGTCAGGACGGTGTTGGCCTCCCAGCCCCAGCCCAGGGGGATGATGCTCCGGCTCCGCATCTGGGCCAGGCTCCAGCAGACGATCTGCCCCCAGTGGTGGTAGACCATCCCGCCGCCGGCGTGGAGGCCCACATGGCCGTACTTCTTGCCGTTTGCGGTGGGGGACGAGAAAAAGATCGCCGCCCCCGCCGGGATATTGCTCAGATCTGTGGACTTCTGCCACCGGTCCTGGGCTCCTTTTGCGGACCCGGTGGACGGGACGGAGACCCCGGCCGCCCGGTAGCAGTCCGCCACAAAGCCCTGGCACAGCCCGATGCCGGTATTGGAGATCCACCGCTTGGAGCCCAGGTTACGCTTTGCAAAATCGATTGCCGCCGCCGCAGAGGGCATCCGCCCACCTCCTTGCTACAGGCTTGCCTGCCCGAAATTTGTCACGCTGGTGACCTTCACGTTGGTCCAGCCCTTCGCCCGGACCAGGGTGCTGGGCTTGCCGTCGTAGGCCTCCCACTCCACGATGTCGATCAGCCAGCCCCGGCCCGGATAGAGCAGGCTGTGGCCCCACTCGGTGCCGGACTCCCCCGGATGGGGGTTGACGCCGGGGTTGCTCCCCTTGCTGTCCGCCATGATGGCCTTGAAGCTGTCGCCGTTTGCCAGATTGATCTGGAGGATGTCCCCGGCCTGGCCGAATTTGGTGGTCATGGCCACGCAATAGTACCCGCTGATCATCGCCACCCCGCCCTGGCTGGGCCTGCCCTGGTCGATCCAGGCCTTGTACAGCTTCCCCTGGGCCAGGGTCGGGTTCCACTTCTGGCTGGCGTAGCTGGTATAGTTGCCGCTCATGCCTCCCTGATCCACGCTGTCCGGGATGACGATGGTCCGCCCGGACCCGCCCGCCGGGGCGATCTGGCTGGCCGCCTCCGCCTGGCTGTCCGTCTGCATGGTGATGGGTGCCGGCGGCTCCGTGGGGATCCTCCCCTCCGGCTCCTCCTGGGCCGGCAGGGTAGAGGACAGCGGCATATCCGCAAAGCGATACTCGGCAAACTTGAGCTGATAGCTGATGTCCCCCGCCTGGTCGATCCAGTACGTAAAGCTGTCCACGCTGACCGGCAGGTTAAATACCTCCCGCCCGCTGTTGTCCAGATGCACCGCCCGGAAGGGGATCCTCCTGGCTCTGACCGCCTCGATGGTCCTGACAAAGTCCCAGGCCGGCCGCTTCCCGCCGGGCCGGATGAAGTCATAGTCATGGGTCGGGAAAAAGGACTCCAGCTCAAAGCTGGCCAGCCCCATCGTCCCCAGGGCCTGCATCTCGCCATTGACGGACTCAAAGCTCTCGTTTTTCTGGCTCCTCTCCAGCACGATCCCCTCATTGGGCACCACCGGAAAGATCATCACGCCCTCCCGGTTGTTATAGCTCAGGATAAAGTCCATCCAACCACCTCAATCCACAAACAAGCTCAGCTGCGCCGCATGGCGGGCAAACCGTTCCTCCTGGAGGTCAAAATACGTCCGGCTGATCTCATACCCCCAGAAATCCAGCCCCGCGTCATAGGCCGCGATCCGGCTGGACCCGGACCCCAGATGGGTGTCCAGGACCTTGAATCCGGGTTTGGCAAACTGCTGATACAGCCATTTGTACAGCGCCACCGGCTTCTGGGTCGCATGGATCCGCTCTTCCTTGTTTTTCATGTCCTGCTGGAGCATCCCGTTCCATTTCCACTCGAAAATCCGGCTCTGTCCCGGCAGGTTCGTCCAGGCAAGCTCACAGTCGGCCTGCGTCAGGCCCCGCCTTTTCTTATCCCAGACGATCATGCAGGTCGCACGTCCGAGGTGGTCCAGAAAAAAGTTGCCGCCCCAGATGATCTGATTCCTGCTGACTCTCTGCAGCTCCCTGAAATACGTTTCGTCCGGCGGGGAGCTGTCGTCGAACACGGGATAAAATTTTGAGACGCCGCCGCTTTTTTGTCTCTTCCATACACTGTTGCTACTCTTGCCGCCGAACGGCCTGAATCCAGGCCCAACCACGGGTGCCCGTCTCTCTCTCTCTCTCTCTCTCTCTACATGAACGGTTTGTGAACGATGCTCTCCGATGATGTTGATTCCATATGGCGGGTCCACCACCGCCAGGTCGAAAAACTTGTCCGGAAATTCCCGCATGGCCTCCATGCAGTCCCGGCAAAATGCCTGTGTCGCCATGACTCACCTCAATGCCGCGGCGAGGGGGTCCTCGCTGTCCCGCAGTCTTGCGGCGGCCAGGCTGCCGATCTTGGCCCTGGCCTGGGGCGACAGGCAGAACTCCGTGCACCCCCGCCACATGGTGGACTCGTACCCCCTTCGGGCGTTCATGAACTCCCGGTTGTTGAGCAGGTCCGGGTCCCGGTTGATCTCCGTCTCGATGTACTGCAGCCGGTCCACCGCCACGCAGAACTGCGCCAGGCTCACCGCATCCAGCGCCGCCAGGATGTCCGCGTCCATGTACTGGGTCACGATCCGGAGGAAGATGGCCCGCTGGTCCTCGTTCAGCCATTCCGGCGGCTCCGGCTTCCCCGGTCCGCCCCGCAGCGTCTCCTCGATCTCCTGCCGGAGGGCCACCTCTTCCGCCGATCTGGCTCCCGTGGCCACCTTCACCGACTTCGCCGGTCTTCCCATGCTCTCACCTCTGTCTTTCATCGCGCGGGGGCCCGCACCCCCGAAGCGTTTCTAAAAAAATCCCTGCGTTGTGGG